ATCGGCCCCCGTTCAAGGGCCGCTCGAAGTACAAGGAAGGCGAAACCTACGATATCGCCGGCCCTTGGCAGAGTCACACGAAGCGGATGCTCCGTCACAAAACCCTGATTCAGGGGGCGCGACTCGCTTTCGGCTTCGCCGGCATCTATGACGAGGACGAGGCCCATCGGGTGATTGAGGCGCATGCCGTCGACGTCACTCCGCAGCCGGCCGCCCTCCCGGCGCCCCGGGATGCCTCGGAAAAGGTCGCAGTCGTGAAGGATAGGCTCAAGGCTGCGGCCGCCGCCGCTGCGGCGCCGGTAGCCGCCCCCGAGGCGCCTGCGCCTCATGGCGGGCCTGAGAATGCGTCAGGCGAGATTTCCCCCGAGGAACTCGACCGCATGCGGGAACTCGACCGCAAGCTCGCCGACGAGGAAATCCCCTACTAGGCCGGCGGGGGGAGTCGGGTCGCTCGGCCCGGCTCTCCCGTTGTGTGCTACGCTAGGCCCTTTCCACTACGGAGGGTTTTCGCATGTCTGCCGCTGCCTCGACTCCAATCGACCGGGGTGTCCCGCTGCCGGGGGTGAAGTATCCGCTCCGGCAACTTGAGCCGGGCGATTCCTTCCGGGTGCCCTACTCCCGCGCCTCTCAGTCCTGCGCCCATTCGCTCGCCCGCCGGGCGCAAGTGCAGATTTCGACGCGGAAGGAAGGCGACTTCCTGCGCGTTTGGCGCGTCGCATGAGCCTCGGGGAAGCGTTCGTCCTCGGGTTTGGGTTTGCGGCCGGGGTGACGGCCTTCGCCTGCGCTGCGGCCTTCCTGCTCGGTTTGCTTGCCTTCGGGGCACGCCGCTAGAATTCATTCGGCCCTCGGGCCGCCGGCAAGCCATGAGAGCCGGGCGCCTCCCCTGTCGCGCATCCGTGGCAACTTGAGCGTCGGAATAAGATGTTCTCATCCTCCGCCGGCGGCTCAAGTCGTGCGCCCGGCCGTAACCCGGGCAAACCCCCTTGCGTTCGGCAGCGCACTAACTAGCAAAAACAAATTGCGCTAGAATCGGGATGCCTGCGGGGTGAAACCCCTAGTCGTCACTCCCCCAAAAGGTAAACCCCCTCTCGCTCCGTCAGGTTAGGCCGCCGAGGCGGAGCGAGGGGGGACTCTGTCAGGATCGTCCGCGCTTCCGCGGAACCGGATGCCTCCGGGCCGTGACGACGACCTCCTCGCCCGGGGCGAGGTAGGCCTCGACACAAACCTTTATCCGGCGACGACCTCCAAACCCGTCACCTTGCCCGGGGCCACAAGGTCCAAAGGGACATTCTCGACCTCGGCGAAGTCGCCTTCGTTGCCGGCCGAGTCGAAACCCGTCACCGCGAAGTCATAGTTCCCCTCGGGCAGGGCCGCGAGTTCGGAAACCGAATTCAGAAACAGGACATGCTTGCCGTCCGCGTCGAGCGGCGGGACGCCCACGTTCACATGCGGCGACTCGTAGGTGAACTGCATGCCCGGCTCAGTCGGGCCGAAATACACGTTGAAACCGTCGGTGCCCGGCAGCGGGTCCCAACGGAGTTTGCGAGACACAATCTTCGGCATGAACCTTCTCCTCAGTAAAAAAATTGCGACACTAATTAACGCCAATCCCGCCAACAGGAGGAATAAACGCATAGACCCACCATCCCCGTGCGGCATCTTTCACTTGCCCCGCGCATCCCGGGGCGCCTGCCGCGCAAGCCGCGGTGACGGTGTCGGAGCAAAGCGTCCCGGCGCAAAGCGCGGCATCGTAGACCCAATGCCCCGCCTTCGGGATGACGTTGTCCTTTTTGCAGAATCCGCCGGCGGGATCGGCTTCCCATCCGGCGCGAAAGAGTTCGAGGTAAAGCTCGCGAGGGCCGCCCTCGACCCGATAGCGCCAAACCTTGAGGCTTGTGATGTAGCCGGGCGGATTGCCGTCGGCCCAACAGAATTGATGCTTGCCGCCGACCGCAAGCGAAAAGGTTTCGCGGTCCTGCAACGTGAGTTCCTTCGCGAGCGTGACGCGAGGCGGGACGGTTTGCGCGAAGGCCGACGAGGCGACGAGCATGAGGAGCGCGAATCGAATCATTGCATCATCCTACGATGGGGGCGCCCCATTGGTTCGGGTTGACCTCGGTGCCGGTGCCGTTCATGCCGAAGGCATTATAGAAAAGCGGTTGCACGGTGAGCGGAACAATATCTAGCTCGTCACGCTGCACCGCAATCGAAGTGAGGTCCTTCGTGATTGCCTGCCATTGAAAAGCCTGATCCCAATTTGCCATGCGTCATTCCCAAAGGAAACAAGGGGTGAAGGCTGCATCGTCTTGACATGAGGCCGTGATACAACCGAGGGCCGACGTGCCGAAGCAAATGAAGGTTCTCGCGCCGCCGGACGAAAGCGGGGTTGCCGTAAGCGTCGTCACGTTTGCCGAGATTTCCGATTGCCGGGCCGTGAAGATGGGCCATTGCTGCCGAATGTCCGGCCAATTGTAGAAATGCGGATAGAGTTGCTTGTCACCATTGAGGAGCGCGGTATTCGCCGGCAGGCCCGGAATGACGCAGAAACTATTTTGCCCGACGTTCATTACCCCGACTCCCCATTTGAGAGTCACAATTCGCAGGCCGCGGTAATACCAAGGATTTGCGAGGGTCGAGTTGTAATAGAGATTCACCCCCTGCCCGTCGAGCGCATACGTCGAAGGGTTGCGAGTGCGGGCGCAAACGAAAACTTGCCCGGCGACTGCGCCGCTCGTCCATCCGTAACGACTGACTCCGAGGAAATAGCCGGCCGTGTGACAGGCGTATTCGTTGACGGTTTGCTGCGGATTGGTGCCATTGCCGCCCCCGTCGCATTGAACCTGCCCCGTCGTGCCGGTGATCGTGCCCGACCCGTTCGAGCCTTGCCCGACGGTGATTCGGAAATTCACTCCCGAGGCCGGAGTTCCTGAGCGGCCGACTTCGACCTTCATAAAAATCGGGTCGGTCGACTGCGCCGCATCGTTGAAGCGGAAAATCCAGTAGCCGGCCATATACGTCGACGTCGACCCCGGCCATGCGGGATAGGCCGCGGGATTGAATTGCCCGGTGTCCGAGGTTTGGACGAGGCCCGCGCCGGTCCATGCCGCGAAAATGGCATTCATCATGTCCGTTACGTTCGTCGCCGAAAGGCCCGACGACGAAACCGGAACCGTGTAACCCGACCCGACAAAAGTCGTCATGCCTTCATTCCCATAGGTGACAGAGTTCCCACGTCGATTGCGGGTTTGTCGACTCTGAGCGCATTGAGTAGCCCTGCCCGTAGCAAATGAAGGTGCGCGCCTGAGCGAGGACCGGCGAGGCCGTGAAGGTTGTTTGCCCTGCGCCTATTTCGCTCGACCTGACCGTGAATTGCGACCAGAGTTGCCGGACTTGCGGGTCCGCGTAGAAGTGCGGATAGAGTTGCTTGTCGCCATTCGAAAGGGCCGTCGACGCGGGAGTTCCCGGCGCGATGCAATAGTGCGCGGAGGCACTCCCGGCGAAATAATTATTGAGCGTTCGAGTGAAGTGCATTAGCCCGCAACCGATGGGGCTGCCGTTGTCGACGTGCATGATGACCCCGAGGGAATCGAAGGCATAGGTCGCGGGATCGCGGGTCCGGGTGATTTGCATTTGCGAGCATGGATACCCGTTCGCGGTATTGCCCGGGCCGACGCAAACCGAGAGGAATCCGTCGGCATGGCAAGCGTAGGTTTGAATGCTTGAGGTAACGGCCGGAGTGCCGGTGCTGCCGCCGACGATGCCAATGTTCGAAAGGTTTCCGGTGAGCGTGCCGGAACCATTGGACCCCTGCCCGATTTGCACGCGCATGCGCGGGCCGTAGTGATTATTCCCCTTGCCGTAAATGATCTTTAGAAAAAGCGGGTCGGTGCCCTGCCGTGAATCGTTGAAGCGATAGATTGCATATCCTGCGTCGGTGTTCGTCGCGGACGGCATCAGGACGGTCGAGAAATTGATTTGCCCCGTGTCCGCAGTCTGCACGATGCCCGCGCCAATGAAAGCATTGTGCCAAAGCGAAATGCGGTCGCGGAAACTTGTGTCAGTCATGGCCGAGTTAAACGTCCATGAGTAGGGAGTAGAAACCCAAGTCGTCACGATTGCGCCTCGTCGAGTTCGAGTTGCACCGAAAGATAATTCAAAGAGGACGTCGATTCTAGGACGAAGGTGAGGACGTCGCCCGCGTTGACGGCCGTCGTCCATCCGGTGAGCGTTGTGTCTGAATACGTTCGCGCCGCGACGAGCGTCGGCTTTGCGCTCGCGACGATGCTCGACCCGTTGCTCCCGCCGCCCCATCCGGCGAAGGTGTTTTTGTAGACGTTGACGACTGCGCCGCCGGCGGAAGTTCCGGCGAGAAGTCGGGCCGCCTTAATGGTCGCCGCCCGCGGGCAATGCACCGCAACCGGCAAAACCGAGGACGTGATTTGCCCGTTTGCCGCGACCCATTGGCAGCCGCGAATGATTTTTCGCGGGGCCGCCGAAAGCCGGGTGATTTGCAAGCGGGCGCGTGCCGCTAGCTGAGTGTGCGCCCCGTTCGTCGTGAGGATTTCGACGTAGTCTCCGTCGGCGAGGTCGAGAATTCTTGCGGATGAATACTGCTGATAGGCCCCGTTCCCGTAAGCGCTTGCGACAATGGTCGAACCGTTGAGGCGGAGGTTCGTGTCATAGTCATTTGCGCCGGTCGGTGCGGCCGTCCAAGTCACAAGATATTTTCCGGCGCCGCCGGCCGGAACCGTGAGCCGCGAAGGATTGCCGGCACTCCAAAAACCCCCGGTGTCCCATTCGGCCGCGTCCCAAACCCAACCGACGTTCGTCGAAACCCCCGTGTCGGCGTTGAACTTGAGGCTCGCGCTCGACTGATCCACGACGCCGAGGGTCGTGCCGAGTCGGTGAATGCTCGCCACAATTGGCCGAGTTGCTCCGGCAAGGGTTGCCGCAGCTAGTGCATAGGCCGTGAATTGCAGATAGTCGCCGGCCTGCAAATAGGCAACGTGCGAGACGGAGTGCCTAGAATTCGGCGAAGACTGATTCAGGAAACTCCCGGCAATCTCGTTTGCATTGACCGAAGGCGAGCCATTCTTGCCGACGAAAATTCCTTGAATTGTATTTGTCGTATCCCATTGCGCGTTTATGGTGACGACATACCATCCGGTCCGCGGGATCGTCAGTCGGTTTGAATTGACTCCGAGGTTTGCGTAACCGTTATCGTCTCGAATGACGGACGTGAATGCTATTTCAGTCCAACCGGGGCCAACTGTGAGATTTGTTGCGCGGCGAATTTCCGCCCCATCGTTCGGACCATTGGCCGGAGTGACGCTGCCCCATTTCACCCCGCCCGAGGCGGCCGGGTCCGGCGTGAGGTACTGCCCCGGGGAACCAACCGCGAGCCGCTCGTCGAGCGTCGCTCCGCGGACGATGAGGTCGCCCTTCGTCGTCGTCGGCGAAGACGAGCCTCCGCCGCTTCCCGTGCCCCCTATGACGCGCCAACGTGAGGACGTGCCATCGTATTGCAGCAAGGTCGATTGATCGGCCTTGAGCGTGACGTCCGCGTTGAGCGCAAACCGATTTGCCGCGGTGCTGCTTGCCGACTCATCCTTGAGGACAATGTCGAGCGCGCCGATGTTATGGACGAGCATTAGCTGCCCGCCCGTGCCGGCCGCGAGTCCGGTGATATTGCGGGCCGCGCCGCTCGCCGAAATCCGCATCCCCGAGGACGTCAGGAGGCCGGTCGGTGAGTAGTCGTTTTGATCGGCGCCGATTGCCGCCGGCGAAATCGAAGTGCCGAAGATGACTTTCCCCGAGGTTTGGATCGGGGTGTAGGGGACCGCGGTCGCGCCGGTGACGGTTTGGACCTGAGTGCCGCTCGTCGTGTCGGTGACGACCGTGCCCGGGGCGACGGTTGCGAATTCCCAAGCGGCCGTGTCCGCGTCATAGGTCGCGACCTCGCCGACATGCCCCGCCCATGCCCCTGTCGCGCCCGTGGGGACGAGATAGGACGCCCCATCGGCCGGACTGCCCGGCGGGGCCGTAAGCGTCGAGGAGACGACGGAGGGGCCTGCCGTGTCGTCGTCCGCGTCATAGGTCGCGTCCGTCGGGTCGCTGCCCGGCGCCGGCTGCGACGTGTAGACCGCAAGGGCCTGCGCGAAGATATCCTCGACGGCCTCAATCTCAAGCTCGCCATTCGCGAGCGTGCCCTGCCGCACGCGCAAAACCCGGACGACCATTTCGACGATGCCGAGGGCCGGCCATGAGATTTTGAGGACGTCGGCTTTTTTCGTCGCCCACAAATCCCGGTTGACGGTGAAGGTGACTTTGCCGAGAGGGGTCGAGCGCGCCCCGAGTTCGCGAATCGCGACCTTCTGCGCGAGGGTTGCGTCGGTGATTCCCGGGAAGTCGACCTTCGTCGCGACCCGGACTCCCTGCGCTCGCACGTTCGCGAGGTCGTGAACCGTGACCGACGTGTCCTTCAACGTCGTCGCATCGGTGAAACCTAGCGTGAGTTCGTTGACCGTCTCGCCCCATCCCTGCCGCGAGTAGGACGTGACCCGGGAGATTGTCTCGGGGCCGTAGATCGGCAGCGAGGCGGCCGTATAGTCGCCGCGGATGAGTTTGATGCGGTACTTGCCCGTCGTGCGGTCGAAAGCAATCACGCCGGAAATGTGATTGATGACTTCGGAGAGGAAGTCTTCGACGGACGACTGCTGATTCCACATGAGCGAGAGGCCGAAACCCTCGGTGTAGAGGAGGTCGGCCGCCGCAATGAAAGTCGCCTCGTCGATTCGGTCGGCCGGGAGGCCCATGCCCCATTCGGTGTTCGTCAGGGTTTCGTAGACGATATGCGCCGGATTCATGCCGGTGCCGATTGCCGCCTTCGCTGAATACCAGACGGAATCATTGAGCCATCCCTTCGTGACCCGCTTGACGGTGAAAGCGAAAGGTTTGATGTAAGGCGAGGTCCCGATATAGCCGCCGGTGCGCGAGTCGCCGGCCGGCCCTTTCCAGATAAGGCCCAAAATCCCGCGGAAGGCGGGCATCGGGGTCCCGATTTCGGACGTGAGGTAAGCGTTCGCGGTTTGCGTCGCCTCGCCCATGCAGACGACGAGGTCCCCGTTTAGGCCGCCCTCTTTTTTCTTGCCGCCGAAAAGACTCGACGCCCGGACCTGAGCAAGGCCCGAGGCCGTGATATTTCCCGTCCAAGCGGTTTTGTCGCCGCCCTCGAATTTCGTGAAGGAATCGACCGGCCCATGACAGAGGCCGAAGTGAAACCCCATGAAGTATTGATAGCCGATGGTCGTCGACCCCATGAGCGACGACTTTTTGATTTTTTTCGTCGAGAGGTCCCCGTACCAAAGGACATTCGCGCCGGTGATTCTGACCGTGCCGAAGACGACCGGGACGGAGCGGCCCTCCTCGGCCGTCGGGACGTCGAAGTCTTCGAGGCTAGCGGGTTTCGGTTTCGGAGGTTTGGGGGCGAGCGCAACCGAAACCGCGATTGCGATGATTAGATAAATCCAAGTGTACGGGTCCATTCGCCGCCCCTAGAAGACGTTCGTTCCGGTGAAGGGATTCTTTTTCGGGACGAAAGGAAACCCCCCGTAGTTTGCGGAGTTCGAGAATTTCGAGTCGCACGTCGCGAGCGAGTGATCGCAGCCGGCCCAAAACGAAACGGCCTGCCCGGCTTCGAGGCCCGGGACCGGATGCGTGAGCGTGACCGTGTCGCCGATATGCGATTTGATGCCGCGCCGCTCGAAGCGGCCCGGGGAGGATTCCCATTCGATCATGCCGCCGGCGAAGTACCCGTCCGGCTGCGCGTCAATGTCGAGCGACGTGAGCGTCGTGCCTGCGACGGTCGCAAGGGTGATCGTCGACTTGTAGGCCGTGTCATTGAGGCCGCAGGCCGACCCGTAGAGGACGTGCGGGCACATTCTCTGATACAGGCGCCGCAGGCCCGGTCGCTTGAGGGCCGTGTAGATTGACTCGCAAGTGAGGTCCGCGATTGCGCCTTTCCATTCGCAATTGAGGACGCGCCCGGTCCAAAAGAGTTTGCGCTCCCCGTCCGGGTCGTCATTGTGGAAACGGTAGATATTGACGAGGATGACGACGCTCGGGGGCGCGACCCGGAACTCGTCGGCAATGGCCGCGTCGCGGGGAACCGTGATCGTGATTCCGTCCTTCGGAATGTCGCCCGACTCGTCGACGTCGCTGCGGGCAATCTGCACCGCATCATAGGTTTTCGTCAGGTAGATTTGATCGTCCGGCGCGGACGTGTACCGATAAACCGTCGGCCCGACCTCGAACTCGAAATGCTCAATCGGTGCGCCCGATTGAATGCTTGTTTCCTCTGCCGCGAAAGTCATGCGCTATTCCTCGGGGCGCGGAAGATCGTCGAGGAGGCTGCCGCCTCGCCCGTGTAGTGAGCGATTTCGACCGAGTCGGAGTCGAGCCGGGAGAGAGCCATCCACGAAATTTGCGCGAAGTCCGAAGGTTGATACAGGACCCCGAGAGGGGAGTCGATTGTCAGTCGCTCGGTCGTGCCGTCGACCTCGACATAGGCCGAGGTCCGGCGATAGTAGACGGTCCCGTTTTTCATTTCGATCCGCACGTCGCGCCGATGCACGCCGGCGGCCGCGTAGTTTTTCAGGCCCGCGACTTCGACGTCGAGGTTGACGGCCGAGGGGCCGACCGTCGTGACGACCTTGAGGTCGTCCGAGAAGGACGGCAGCCAAATCGCTTTCTGCCGGCCGCGCCGGGCAAAGAGCCATCGGCGGAAAGCCTCGGTCCCGGCCCGCGTCGTGAAAAACCATCGGTAGGCCGTAATTGGCTCCGAGAGGCCCGACTCGTCCTCGACCATCGGCGCCGAAAACCCGAGGTCGATTTCGACGATTTTCCTCTGATAGTCGACGCCCGGGTCCGCGGCCCAATCCGGCTTCGAGGTTTGGACGGGATAGGAGCGATACAGGGTTTCGCTCGCGGGGGTGCGCCTGAGCGGTTCCTCGCATCGGAAGCCGACCCGGCCGTAGACGTGCCCGCCCGTGAAGCGCGACATTGCCGGCGTGCCCGTCATGCGGGCCGTGCGGACCGGGTAGACGAGCGTCGGCCCGCTGCCCCATGTCCCGGTGAGCGCTCGCTTCGCGGTGATCGTCGTCGACGTCAGGGACGCAATTTCGATTGCCTCGTAAATTTCCGGGGTCGCGAGCGTCGTCAAAACCGCGAGGCCGTCGACGTGAAAGTCGAGATTGTCCGTCGGGCAATTGATCGTCACGTCGCCCGGGGCAACGTCGACCGTGAGCGAAACCCCCTGCGGCCAAAGCGGCAAGGCCCAAACCCTCGGCCCCCAAGCGTAGATGACATTTTCGAGGATGCGCTGCGTCCGGTCGCTCGCGTTGAAGGCAAAGTCCCAAAACCAACGGCAGGCATCCCCGCGGAGCGCGAAGCGTTGCTCGCTGCCGTCATAGGCGCGAATGATGTTCGTCGAAAATTCGAGCCGCTCGACGATGGGGGTTTGCCAGTTTGGCGGCACAAACCACGACACGACGCGCCGGCCGAGGACGTCGAGCGAATAGTCGCGGTTGTCGAAATGGAAAACGTAGTTCGCTTCAATCGTCGGCGGGCCGTCGACGTCAATCGTGAGCGTGAAGTCCCGCGACTGCCATTCCGAGAAGGGGATCGGAGTCGGGATCGGCAGGCCGAGGGTGAGGCCCTCGGTGCCCGTCTCGTCGGTCGACGTCAGGGTCCGCGGCTCGAAAAAGGTCGAGAATATTTCGAACTCGACGACCTGAGTCGACAGGAGGTTCCCCATGTCGAGGATTGAATATTGAATGTGGACCCGGTTAAACCAATCCATCCAACCGAAAGAGCCGGTCCGCACGCCGGTTTGCGCGACGGGATATTCGTCGACCGGCTGAGTGTCCGAGTAAGTCCCGCGGAGCGAGAAATTCCCGTCCCATAGGTCGGGAAAACCCGTCGTGTCTTTTCCGCCGAGGGCCGGGTTTCCGGTGCTGCCCGCTATGTCCGACGAGGCGCCGAGGTATCCGGTAAAGGAAGGCATGCGTCAGGTTCGCTTGTAGGCATAGCCCATGTAACCCGACGACGGAACCGTCGACCCGTAGTTATTCCATGAGTCGGTGCGCGACACTATCGGCCAGAGTTGAAAGTCGCTGCCGCCGATGGTGATGATTTCGCCCGGGGTGTGATTGCGAATGTTGCAATGTCGAAAGGCCGGGATGCGGCCCGCGAGGCTTCGCAGACTCGACGGTCGATTGACCCAAACCTCCGCCGGCATAAGCGGCGTGCGAAGGTTCCAGCGCTGCCAGCCTGCATCCATAAACCAATTTTCGATGCCGTTGCCGCGTTGAATTCCCGGGCCGCGAGTCGAGGCCGTGTAGTCGTTATAAACCCATTCGAGAATCCAATTGTTCGTGAGGCCGTCGACGTCGCACCAGAAGGCGCCGCCCGCCGGCGAATTGCCCTGCGATGCGTCGTTTATGTATCGGTGATAGGACGCCCACGGGTAATTTTGCCGGTCCGGGGTGCCGGTGTTGTGATACGTCGAATTCGTGTAGGGGCCGCCGGTCCAAGTGCCGTATTTGATGAGGTCGCAAATCAGGAAGTGCCGGAAAACGCCCGAGGAAATTTCGACGACGGCCGCGAGCAATTCCTTTCCCGATTCGGTGAGCGAGTAGAAGTGATATGCGGTGAACGGCCCGACTCCAAGGTTTGCCGAGTGCGTCCATCCCGAGTTGTTTGTCTGCGCGTTCCACGCTGCGCCGGCATTCACGGCCGTCGCGCCGCGCCCGAAGATTTCGTCCGAGTCACTCGCAACGCCGACGACGACCTGACCCTTCGAGAGGGCATAGCCGGACGTGCATGCCGTCGAGGTCCATCCGTTCGTGACGGCAAAGGTGAGAAACTTCGAGAGAAGGTCCGCGGGAGTTGAAGCGACGCCGGTTTCGTATGCCATGCTCAGGCCTGCTTAATCGCGCAATAGGAGTAACGGGTCGTCCTGAAAATGTTTTGGAAAACCCGGTAGGTGTCGCCGCCAATCGTGAGGGTGTCCTCGCTCGCGAGCGAGAATCCCGACGTCGCGAAGGCTCCGTCGATTTCCCCGTAAATGTCGGTGTTCGGACTGTCCCCCATGAGGACGAGCGGCATTGCCGGATAGCTGCCGTCCGGGCCGTCGCGCATCTCGCGAAAGCGTGCGTGCGTCGAGGAGTAGCCGGAAGCGTAGGGATAGAGGTAGTTCGAGCCGCTGCCCCATGCCTCATTGCCCCCGTTATCGTAGAAGTTCTGCACCCCGTACCATGTGCCGTTCGGGTTGAGCATGATGCCGTAGGGTCCCGGGTCCCAAAAGTTCCGCACGCCTTCATTGAGCGACGAGAAGCGGAACGGGGAGAGCCATTGCATGCCGATGTAGTAAGGCTGCCCGTACTCCCCGGACGTGCCGTATTGCAGAAACTTCCCGAGATAGCTTGCGGTGTAGACGGTCGAAATCTTCGTGACGAAGATGACCCGCTGCCCGTTCGCGAAAAACCAATAGGGGATCGTTTGGTCCCACGTCGAATGAAAGCGGGTGCCCGAGTGCCCCGGCTGCGCGAGGACGGAGAATCCCGAGTTGTAACTGCGGCTCATCCATCCATAGAGGCCGAAGGTGTCATTCGGCGCGTCCGCGTAAAGCTGAAACCCGATGTGAATTTGTTCGGTGCCCGAAAGGCCGGGCGCCTGCAAAAACATCGTCTTCGGCGAAACGCCGGTGTAGTAAAGCTCGGTCCATCCCGGCCCGCCCGACCCGGTCGGCAGTTTCAGGAAGGTCCTGAGCTTGTCGAAAAGGTCGTCGTGATTGGAGGCCGTGCCCGCTTCGTATGCCATCGGTTCACCTTAGAAGACGCTGAATCCCGCTCGCGTTGCGTTGAATCACGTTCATAATCGCACGCTCGCCGGAGGCCGACCCGATTGCATCGGATACCATGCTCGGGTCGAGGACATTGATGATACGGATGCCGGAGCCATCATTGCCCCCGCCACTTTTCCCCCCGTTCGAGGTATGCCGCGGGTCGTCCTTCGTGAGGACCTCCTCGCCCGCTTGGAGGATCGCGGGGACCTCGCCTTTCCGCACGCCGGCAATGCCGCCCGAGTGAAAGCGCGGGGCGCCCGAGAAGACAAGCGGGTTGACGTTGCGCTTGACCCCGCCCCATCCCGGGCCGACGACGCCTCCTGAGTGTGCGACCGGGACGGAGCCGCCGCCAAACCCTCCCATAATCGCTTTGACGGCCGCGAGTGCGTAGGCCTGAATAATCATTTGTGCGACCGCGAGGGCAAACTGCCGCGCCATGTCGCGGAAGGCCTCGCCGACCGACTTCGACCCGTCGACGAGCGACATGAAACCGTCGACGATTGAGTCGACCGCAGCGTCCTCGACCTGACTGAAAAAGTCGGACGTGACGACGCTTGCCTCTTGTAGCTTGACCTTGTATTCATCAATCAGTTTCAGCGCTTCCGGGTCGCCCGACGCTTTCGCGAGGGCCTCCATTGCGGCGAGGTATTGCTTGAGTTGCGCGATGCTCTTGCCGCGAATGTCCTGCAAATTCCGCTCGCCCGACGTCATGGAAATCGCGCCGGCCTGAACCTGATTCGCGATGCTTTCCTCGGACGTCCTGAGCGATTCGAGGGTGCGGTCGAAATCCTGCTTGACCTGATCTAGTTCGGCGTCGAGCTTTTCCCGATTGATGAGGCCCTCGACAATGGCAATTCCTGCCGTGTCGGAATTTGCCTTCATTACCTTTAGACGGTCGCGATACTTCGCTTCGATTTCGAGCGCGGCCGCCTCGGCAAACTTGCCCTGATTCCGAAGGGCCTGAATTTCGAGTTCCTGCCGCGTCTCCGCGTATTGCTGCAAAATCGTCGTGCGGTCGACCTCGGCTTGCTTGAGGACTTGCGTCTTCTGTGCTTCGAGGATCGCGATTTGCGTGACGGCCGCATTCGCGCCCTCGCCGCCCGCCGCGACTTTTTTCTTGTTCGATTCGATTTCGAGATTGATGAGTTTGAGTTCGAGGTCGGTGCGCTTCTGCAAATAAGCGTCGAGGCCAATTCCCGCGGCCGCGTAGAGGCTTTCGAGGTCCTTCAAGGCCTGCTCAGTCGCGGCCTTCGTGACTTCGATTTCGTCGATAACCGGGCCGGCCTTTGTGTTGCCGCCGCCGCCGCCTTTCTTGTCCTGCAATTTCGACTCGCGGGCCTTCGCCGCAGCATCCCGGGCCGCGGCGCCGGCCGCGAGGACCTTGT